ATCAAGCGTGAAAACATACGAAAAGGATTCAATACCGGCCACAGCGCTACTGTTAACTGGATCATCCACCGAGGTGGCTGTCCAGAAACGGTTCATTGAAGCCGCGCTGCGATCTGGGCGTGTGCTGGTGTTGGTGCGATTCGACTGGAATCCCCAATATGCTTCATTTGCAGAATCTGCAAGTCCGCCATCGGAAGCTGAGAGGCGTAAGAGGCCGACTGGGAATGAGAAACTTCCTGTTAATTCGCCTCCTTCTGCAGCACCCGCGCGGCCTGTTTTAAACACGGTGGATCCACTCAACACACTTGTGGGGCTCAGTACCATGCGACCACTAAATTCACTTCCAGATGGTGCGAATGCGGATAACACTGACTTGAAGCGAGGAGGACCATAATATCCCCATGGAAGCAGTTCGGCATCAGTTGCGCCGGCTTCTACTTCAGTATTCATCTCAACATACACAAATTTAGACTGGTTGGGATATTCGCCATATGTCTTAAGACGGCGGCTCGTAGTATCCCATGATTGATATTTGTCTCCGATCTTGCGTGCGATGAAATTGGGCGACGTGGGATCAAGCGTACAGTTGTCGAAACGCTCCATAACTTGAACATTGGTGTCTGTATCCGTTAAGGACCGCAGAACAACACTGAATGTACCATAGTCGTTCACACTGTTAGTGGATTTTCTAATGTTCTGAATAGAAACTTTAACGTTCTTTTGCAGCCATTCACCATGTCCGCGATCTTTCAAGCGGAAAAGCTGTTGCATGTCAGTAGGCTCGAAGGCTGCTGATGTTCCTAAATCTTGACCAATGAACCAGCCGGCTTTGCCTCGGGCAGCGGAAGCGGCGATTCCTTTCAGATTTTGAGGGCCGGTTGAAACAGTTCCCGACAAAGCAATCGGAAGCATTACACCGTGCAGAGCAGCACTTGATAAGTCACCACTACCGCTAACGCCAGTAAAAGTACCATTTGGTTGGGTTCCGAGGCGAATTGATTGTTCGAAAGTTTCTCCTAGCCAATAATTCTTCTTAGCTTTGGCTGGAAAGAACGTGCCGGCTGTGGAGACCAGTTGGGGATTGGTGTTAAAACGCTTGCGAAGAAAGAGGTCCGAACTATCGTCAAGATTGAATCGAATCTTTTCGCTCACTAAATCGCTATTACGAATTTCAACGGTAAAAGAGTTAGCATTGCTGGTATCATTACCGACTACAGCACCAATAGAGCCGGTGGTGCCCACAGCTGTGCCGAACAGAGTTCCACTTAAGGCGACTGTACAGTTAGCATCTACATACCAAATAGCAGCCAAGACTCCCATTTGGTCAAGATCACCTCCTAGTTCTGCTCCGCTAGAGGACGAAGGCCAAACCCATAAACCGTAAGCACCCCCGTTGGCAGCGTAAGTGGTGCCAGGGTTTTGAGCGGTCTTCCAGCCGGCTTGGGCGGCGTCAGTGCCAGTTTGATTGGCGTGTTGCTCTCCTAAGAGACGCACATATGTCAGGGGTGCCACATTTGAACGTAAGTAAGCTTTTGCGGCGAACGTGCCGTACATTGGAGATTGGCCATTGCCATCACGCCAAACATCTCCGCCGGCGCCTCCTGGGACTGTATCTCCGAATACTTCTACAAATTCTGAATAAGAAGTAACCTTGGTAGGCTGCATTGAAGGTCCGCGTGCGGCGCGGCCGATAACAACTGGCCCAATAGCCTCCGGAGTCTTTGGAATGAAAGAATTGTCGATTTCATTGATAAAAACACCAGGGGAGACAAATTTAAAGTTTTTTACTGACATATTTGTGGTTCCTTTTAAGACAATATCGCGAAAAATACGTTACTGTAATCATTAATTAAATAGTATTGCTAATCTCGAAAAGCTCCTGAACTATGAAGAAAAATCAGGGGTGAGTTCAGGAAGTCTTCCCAAATAGATTAGTATTGCCTGCTGGAACGGGCCCTTCGCTAGGAAACGTCACTTCTACAACGTTTTCTTCCATGGTAATTATGGGGCGATCATCGCTGTGTCCATCACCCATGAGATACCCAAGCATGCGAATCTTTATTTCAGTTTGAAAGGTGCGCTCTTCGTCGCCTAAATTGGCTACGTTATTGTTATGGGTAAAGTTTTGCTCAATGAATCCTTCATAGAGGTGTCCATTTCTTTTTACTACAAAGGCATTAATTTGACCGGTGCGGCCCATAAACGGAGTCAATAAAGTATTCATTTGTTGTTGATATTCGGTCCGAATTGTAATTTTGTATTCGGCATTAATGTATACTGGAATAGGGACCGACAAGAATTGAATCACCACTTTCTTATTGACACGAGGATAGTTGCGTTGGCGGGCGGCGCCGGTGTTGGTGCGTGTGCCCGAGGCTACCGCAAAGTTTCTAGTCTTGTCTTGAACAATACGCTTGGCTATGACAACGCGCCCCGACCTTTGATTCTTCTTGTCAGAATAATAATGAGCTTGAAAGGATCCTTTACGTTGAGGATCCTTAATGATACCGGTTCTCTCAACGCTGATTAGCGGCAATTTTAAAGCATCGCTGCTGTCTCTGAGAGATTTCTCGTGTTTCACCTGATAGGCGCGTTCGGGTACTTGCCATAAAACAGGAACATCGACAAATCCCTCATTTGTGGTAGCTTTAAGTTTCAAATCTTCTTTAAGCCACGAAACAAGAGAGTAATCAATGTTCTCAATAGTCGAAGCAAGCATTCCTACTTCTTTAAGAGTAAAATCCCTGTTTACGCTTCCCGTAGGAAGCATTGCAAAGTCAAAATCATCAGGTAGCATCAAAAACCCCCTTTCTTGCGCGCCGACATACAGCTTCTATTTCAAATTCCTTTCCTACTTGTCCAAACAGAACTTTGGGCTCAGAAAGGTTGACAATTTCATAATAATGCTCTCCATATAAAACAAAGTCCCCTTCGCGAACAAATAAGTCCTGATCTTCAGTTAAGCGCCGTTTATGAAAATGAACGCTAATTTCCCACAATCGATCAACTCCAAATCCATTCATATAATCTGTTTTGTCGGTGCGCCACTCTACAAGTGCGTAAACACGGATAGGTGGCAAATAAGTTTTTTGAACTGCCTCTCCATATAATTCGTGAAATTGAGTTGTGCGCAGATCAATAGGATAATAAAGAATTTGTTGGCCAATGACTTTTTCAATTAATTCATCATTAACTTGTTTGACCAGATTGCGTTCTTTTTCTCCAAAAAACAATGGAGGTGGTGGATTTTTCTTTCTGTCCCATTCATTATCTGCCATTGTTCAATTATCCTACAAAAATTGGAAGAGGGCTAATCTTCATTACATTAGTCGATGCATCGGTAAGCTCTTGATCAGACTTCGCAAGTGCTGGGTATTCCATTTCCTTCAACATCTCCATTAGTTTGTCTTTCAGAGCTTGTTGCTCTTCTTTTGCTTGTGTGAGCAAATCGCTAAAGTTTAATGTTACACTATCTCCTGGTATTGGCATTGTGGTGAACTTGCCTCGAATCTGGCCTAACATCTCCTTGCAGAGTGCCAGCGCGTATTTTCTAATCCACTGCTTACCAATGGCATTAATGTTGGCATACGGAATATTGTCAAATGGAATCGTATTCATATTATTAATGCCTTCAATTCCAGTCTTGGTGTCTCCGTCTTCCTCCCACGGCGTAATATCAACATAGAACCTTATCCACATGCGATCATTATAGCCATCGGACCATTGACCGGGTGTGGGGTATATTCTCAATTTATTATTGATAATCTCATAAGAATAATGCGAAATTCGTGTGAAAATAGAATCCTCATACATTACAGCCTGCATTTTGTTTTGCCATGTGGGCACCACTTCAAATGTAGCATCATCAGCATATTGTCCGTATGTGGACATGTTCCCTACAACGCCAAAGCCCCCATAGTAGCCGTAAAACCGCCACATGGCCCGCGGAGATTTGAAATAAACCTTAGTAACGACAATCTTTTTATTGTCCACCTTGCCGGAATAACCGACTGCCTTGCCGGAATCATCGACTCCCGATAGTGATGCGCTTTGCACAATCGCTTGTAAATCATAATCTTGCACATTATTGCTGGGAAGGAACGAAGCCGAGTATTCTGGGACAGTACCACCGAAACCTGCGGCTGCAGCGGCGCCATCGCCTACTCGCTGAGAATATCCAATAGTGAACCGAGGATATCTCAAATTAATATTATTAGGGCCGCTCTTTAAATCTCCCTTGTGATCAAATGTGCCGGTCTGTTCGCCTAAATAAGTAGACAACGCATTTTTAGACTGGTGAAGGTTAATGATGTACGAATATTCTAAAACAGCTTCTTCATATGCAGCATACACATTAGCTGGTGTAAGTTCGATGTCTACTACATCACCACCGAGCTTTTTATAGGTATAGGCCACTTGAAGGGCGGCGCCGCTAAGAAAATCAGCAGAACCTGTGTATATTCCGAATGGCACAGAACCAGAGACTAGGTCAGCACTCCCTGTGGATGTCAGCACAATTGCGCTGGTTTCTGATCTTGGATTTAGATTGGTTGGCATATATTAAACTCCCCGCTACCGTAATTAGTTTTTTAAACCATAAAACCGAAAATCTCAAAAATTTACCGGCGAAAAAATTTGGCAGATCGGCTTTTTTAGCTTTTTTCTCTTAAATAAAAAGCCCCCGACGAATATCGAGGGCTTTTAAAGTTGATTTAAACAAATAAATCATTAGGGGGTTCGGTTGCTGGAACCACTGGTAAGAAGACACCAGCTTCCACCATCCCACAATAGACCAAGAGCATCA